GCTACATCCTGCAGGCTCAGCATCAGATCATCCAGCCCAGATACATCAAATTCAGCCATTGAGACCGCTCACCCCTTCAAATTCCAGCACATAGTGCCGGCCATCCAGATCACTGGCATCTTCCAGGGACGGGTAAGTGAAGTCCGCATCCGCCACCGCACGCTGCAGCTGTCGCACGGTTGGCAGCGGATTTCCCATGAGGGGGCAGAAGTAGTGCAGCTGCAGCAGGTACCGCACCGATTGCGGTGCATTGTCTCCGAATCCTTCCGGCAGCTCCGTGGCATTATAGGTGCAGTACGCTTCCGCATCCCCGCCGTAGACCGCCGGCTCGCATACCGGCACGATGGGGAGAACCGCCGCCACCAGCCGGGCATAGACGGAAGGCTCAGCTGCGGTCGTTGCTTTCCCAGACGCCCCAGAGCTCCAGGTACTGCCGCCCTGCGTAGTCGTTGACATACTCGATCTGCCACTCCTTCCCGCCGTACTCCACAAACATCTTCCGGTCAATGGGGGTGCTGGTCCATCGGATCAGAAACCGGGCTTTCATCTGGCCGAAGTCCGCATTGGCTCGGACCAATTCCGTTCCGCTGGTGATGGTCACTCTGGCCCAGCAGCGGTACACTTCCTGCGGTTCACCGACGGGGAACCCTTCCCCGTCGGTGTTTGCTGTCCGCTGCAGGATCCGGATCCGGTGCCGCAGCTCTCCAGCCTGGATGGGATTCATGGGATCACCTCCGCCGTGTCCGATTCGGACACCGCCGGCTCCGTCAGCTTCAGCTGGACGATCATCCGGCGCAGCTGAGGATTATCGCTGACGCTGCCCTCTGTCTGTACGCCCCGCCGGTCGTAACCGTCCAGCACCAGGGCGTTGATGCACAGGTCATACTGTGCCCGCCGGGGCGTTCCCGCCTCGGGCTCTGATACCCCGGCCTGCTCCATATAACTCACCGCCGCTTCGTAGAACCCCTGGAGGAGGAGCTCCTCCCCCTCCTCCAGGGCATCGATGCGGCAATAGGCCATCAGGCGGCTCTTCACCGCATCATCCCAGGCCATGCTCAGCCGTTGGCGGGCAGGGTGGCCACCACAAAGCCCTTGTCCACAATCAGGTTGCCGCCCACCATGGCATCGCCCAGAATGGTCAGCATCCGCTCCACAGCTTTGACGCTCTCATCCACTCGGACGGTGTAGTCGCCAAAGAGGCCAAGCTCGAAGTTCTGGGGATCACCGTATACCATGGTTTGGATTGCAGAGGAGCCCTTGGTGGATTCAGACAGGGCGGTCAGCTGCTTGGAGATGGAATAGGGCACGATAGTACCGCCATCCCGGATGGTTCCGATATTGGGATTGGTCGCATCGGGCACGATGTCAAAGAGGCGGCGTTTTTCATTGGTGCCACGAATCTTGCCAAAGGCCTGCAGGTCCTTCTTGTTGAGGTACAGCCGGCAGTTGCCGCCCAGCTCCTCATCGCCGCCGTAGGCGAACATCAGCTCGGTCAGCAGGTCCTCGGTTACCCCCTCCACGTTCAGCGTGGCAAAAATGTTGCTGCCCGCAATGTTCTTGGCAGTCTTGATGCCGAACATATCGTTGGTAGACTGGCCGTCACCGTTGAAGATCATCTTCACTGTGTCCCGGCGCATGGCCCGCATGGCCATGTTGAACACCTTTGCGTAGTAGTTGGCAGGCGTCAGCCGGGCGATGTTGCGGTCCACGTAGCTGGTGGTGGTCAGTTCATAAGGGCTGATCTTGGCCACGCCGAACGTGGGGTCAGAAGAAGCAGCCCGGGCGGTCCCGGCGGCAGTGCTCACCTTGGCGCCCTTGGCGTCAGGCTCGGAGATCACATAGGGCTCCAGATACGCTGCCATGCCGGTAAGATCCTGGACATACACCTGGTCAATGATGGCGCCCACACCGTAGCCCAGAGCATCCCGGATGTTGCTACCAGCGCCGGTGGGCTGGGCCAGGGTTCCGGTGGCCAGTGTAACCGCCTTTTCCACCTGTTTGGGAATAAACAGGGCCTTGGCCACTTCCAGGGGAGAGAATTTCACCTCCAGGCCCTTCATCAGCTTATTGCCCCGCTCTTCGGCCTTGTCCTTTTCCTCGGCCGGGTCGGGGGCCTTCTCCATGAACTTCCGGTCCAGCTCCCGGACCAGGTCCTCCAGGTCCTTGATATCCGCGTTCATGTTGGTGACCTTCTCCATCTCGGCGCGGTACTCCTCCCGCTTGCCCTCCTTGAGCATGGCCTCGGCGCTCTCCAGCAGAGTGGAGCGCTGCTGCTTCAGATCGATCAGTTTACGTCTCATGATATCCTCCTCAAAATCTCATTTTTTCCAGCTCCAGCAGGGCCTCGTCCTGCCAGGCCGTATTTGCACCGGGCTCCTTGCCCGCAGGATTACAGTCGGGGCCATCCGGGCCCCCGTAGCGCTTGACCACGCCCGCCGCCGGCTGGGCAGGTACCGGCAGCAGTGACACCTCATAGGCGTCTTCTGCGCCGTCCAGCTCGATGTAGCAGAGCTTGCCGTCGTACTCCATGCCCTTGACATGTTCGCACCAGGTGGTACGGCGATTCGCCCCGCAGATAGAGCAGATGGCCCGCTCGGTGAGGACGCCCACGCTGCACTCCCGCAGCAGTCCCGCCTCGATGGCGGTGATGGTGTCTCCGTTTCCTTGGAGCCGGGGCATATAGCACCGCAGCACCAGCTGCTCACCGCCCTCCACGCCGGGCATGGGTTCCACCCCGGCGGCATACACCCGGGCGGTCTGACTGTCGGCGCTCCACTTGTGGTCCAGCAGCACCGGCCGGCCCACAAAGAGGGAGGCAAACCCCTCCAGCGTGGATTCCGTGAACCGTTCGATGTCCCGGTCCACCCGGTTGTTGCAGGCCGCCAGGCGGAAGCAGAAAACCTCCTCTGCCGCAAGAGGCCGCAAAGCCTGGGCATTGATGAGGGCCAGCTCGCCCTCGTCCAGCGCAGCCTTCATCAGCCGCGCCTGTTTCATGATCTGATCCATATCAATCCTCCTGTGTCTGGGCCATCCCCGCCCGCAGCCTGCTCAGCTCCGGCCAGTCTTCTGCGGGGACATAGTTGAGGCTGGCCCTACGGTGTTCTCCGCCCGGAACGTCGGGAAGATCCTCCAGGGCCAACACATCGTTGACAGAGAAAACACCTTCCTGCAGCATGATCTGATACCACTTTCCCCGAGCCCCTGTGTCGCCCCGGAGTTCCGCCATCATATTGATTCGGATCTCCAGCCCGGCATCCACATGGCTCA